GCGGCAGGAGCGCCCACGGGGAGCCCGTCAGGTACACGCCCCACCCGCAGGCCGCCGCCACCAGCGCGACGGCCAGCAGCCAAGCGCCGCGCGGGCTCACTCAGAGGCCTCGAACTGCTGGCGCAACAGCTCGTCCTTGTACCACTCCGCAAGCCCCGCCGTGATCCCGCGCGACACCTTGGGCCACGCCCACGCGAAGAGCCGCTCCTTGATCTCGCCCTCCAGCTCCCGCCGCACGTCGGCCGGCACCTCCCGGAACAGCGCCCCGATGTCGCGCGGCGACTGCTCCAGGGTCCCGGCCTCGCGCAGGTGCTGGACGGCCTTCTGCCACCGCGCCGGCGTCCGGTAGGCGGCGACCAACGCCTGGACCACGTCGCCAGCGCCCGGGTTACTGACCCTCCACTCCGCGGCGTGGACCTCCTTGAAGCGCTCCGAGACGTACTTCGCCATCAGCACCTTCTTGTCGGGCCCGTAGAGCGCGTAGTTCTTCACGACAACGCCCTCGACCGGCTGGCCACCGAGGACGGAGGTGCGGGACAGCAGCTCGCGGAACACCTCGATGTCCGCGACCACCCCTTCGTGGAGGCGCGGTACAGCCTCCAGCCCGAGCCGCTCCGCCTCCTCGCGCACGGCGTCGTAGGGGAGGTAGTCCTCGTGCCCCACGTTGATGTCGAACAGGATGACGTGGCCCGCCGGGACGCGGTCGTAGGCGAGGGCGTTGTGCTTCGGCTTCGCCAGGTACTCGCCGCGGTAGGTCCACCCCTCGCGGAGCGGGAGGGCCCGGACGATCTCGACGGCCCGCCGGAACATCTTCTCCGGCGCCAGCACGTCGAGCTGGGCACCCTTCGAGCGCGCCCGGAGGGGCTCGGCGTCGCCGCCCGGGAAGAAGCCAAACGAGAACTGGCTCCCGTCCACCTTCTCCTGCACCGTCACCGGGCCCGAGAGGATGTCGCGCACTGCCCGGTGCCCCATCGCGTAGACGGAGGGGTAGGAGTGCCAGGACTCCATCCCGGTCACGACTGCGGCTCCGGCCCCCAGCCCGGGATCTCGGAGTCCGGCGGCTCCTCGGCCGCCGGCGCGGCGGGGTCCGGCCTCGGCGGGGGCGGCGGGTCGCAGGGCCGCAGGACCTCGTGCCGGATGGTGGCGCGCTCGAGCGTCTGCACGAACCGCCCGCACGCCGCCGGGCTCTCGAACGCGAGGTCCCGCGCCACGATGGTCGGGCCCCCGAACGAGGCCGAGAGCCACAGGATGATCGAGAGTGTGGCAGTCACGAGTCCTCCTCCGTGTAGGTTGAGAACCCCTCGACTGTGAGCGTCTTGTCGATCCGCATCACTCGCCCTCCCCTACGTTCCACACCATCTCGAGATCGTCAAGCGGCTTCGCGGCGGCGTTCCGCACGAGGCCGGCCACCACCTCCGCGACCCTGTCGGCCCGCCCCAGCTCCTCGCGCAACCACTCCCGGAATGTGTTCGAGACCGCGAGCGAGAAGTCGCCGTTGTTCCGGAACCCCATTACCCCCACCACCAGGAGGCCTCTTTGCTCGGCGCCCCGCACCAGTGCCTCGCCGTTCGTCACACCGCCCCCTCCTCCACGCGCCCGTGAGAGTAGGTCGCCACGCGCCGGAGCAGCGGCTCCTCGGCCGAGGCCACCAGCTCCACGATCACCGCCTGGGCGGGCTGCCCGCAGGCGGGGCACGACGTATATCCGGAGTCTGGAAGGTGTTCCATTGATCTCTATTATCCCGCCTTAACGGGAAGGGTTACTTGAACACCAACCCAGTTCCGCATCTGCACGCCGGATGCCCTGGCGGGTCCCGGTACTCGACGCCACTCCACGGGTGGACGAAAGCCCCGCCGAGCTCCGCCTCCACGCCGTCGAGCGGCTCGCACACGACCTGATCGAGGCGGTCATCGTGCGTCGCGATCCAGACCCGGCGCGTCCGGCCGGGGTCAAGGTCCCCGGCCCGAGCCGCCGCCTGCCAGAGCTGGGTCTGCCCCGCGTTCGCCGCCGCCTGGGTCTCGGTCCGGGCAATCAGCTCCCCGCGCCACCGGAGCTGGGCGTCCGCATACTTGGCCGCCCGCGCCTCGGCCCGGGCTGGCGCCACCCCCTGGGCCGCGAGCCGGGCGCGGAAACGCTCGACGGCCGCCACTTGGTCGCTCCTGAGTCCCACGATCTCGACGATCTCGCGCGCCAGCACGTCGGGGGCTCGCCCCTCTCGGATCCCGGCCTCGACCATCTCCTGGATCGCCCGCCGCGTCGACTGGTCGACCTCCGTCACGAGCTGGGCGCCCCGGGCCCGGACCCACGCGATGGACTCGGGGTTCACGAGGTCGAACCCGTACGCGAGCCCCGACCGGAGGTTCGCCGCCTGGGCGCCGGCCGCCACCCCCAGCACGAACGTGCGGCCGAGCAGTGGGTCGGCGGCGGCCCGCAGGGCCTCGCCCATCCGCTCGAGCTGGAGCACCGCCTCGGCGGCCGAGACTTGACCCGAGGCGAGCGCGGACTCGAGGGCCGCGAGGTCGACCGCCCCGGCCGCCCCCCGGACGGCCGCCAGGAAGGCGCGCCGCATCGCGGGCTCCAGGCGGGCCGCGAGGCGCGTGACGAGCGGGTCGTCCTCGGACCCCGCGGCGCGGAGGCGCTTCGCCCTCCCCGGCGGCGCGGCCTCCTCCCCCAGCCGGAGGTACTGGAGCCCCCCGTCTCCTGGGTACGGAGCGTCGTGCTGGACCTCGCCGCCCACGATCTCGAGCGGGATGCCGTTCGGGTAGGCGTCGCAGGCGGCGGCGTCGTCGCGCCGCAGGCGCACGCAGGTGAGGCAGAGCGGCGCGCTCACCGGTCGATCACCACGATCTGCTCGCGCCGGAACGCCATCACGTAGTGCGGGCCCAGCCTGTTCTCGACCAGCACGCTGTCGTACCCGAGCTTCGTCAGCTCCGCGGTCACGTCGAGGCGGCGACCGCGCGGGTTCGTGTCGACCCCGGCGGCCTGGAGCTTCCTCTCCATGTCGGGGATACTGCGGACCGCGAACGGCTTCTCGGACCGAATCACGACGTCAAGCTTATGTGTTCTTCCTATCATCGAATCGCTCGGCAGGGCGTCTTTGTAGGTGTAGAACCCCACGCCGAAAATTCCCTCGTTCATCCTCGCGCCCTCGGACCGGATGCCGGCCGCGCCGCGCTCGGAGGTGAAGTGGTGCATGGTGCTTCCCTCGAACGCCGTCCCGGCCACGAACGCCCGCGCGTCAGCCTCCGGCATCGTCGCAGACCACCCCGAGGTCCACTGCCCCTGGTCGTCTCGCGGCTGGTTGGGGTCGTACTTAACCCGAGGGCTCACGCCAAGTCCTTGCGCGCGAAGTCCAGCGACCCCCCGATCAGCCCGGTCGACCCTGGCGCCAAGGCTGCCCCGCAGTCCGCGCAGGCTCCCGAGCGGTCGTACCCGGCCTTCCGGAGGGTGGCGAAGAGCGGCTCGACCCGCCCGGGCGGCGGCGAGGTCACTCGCCGGCCCCGAGCGCGCGCCGGAGGTGGGTCCGGACCGAGGCGCGGTGCCAAGCGAACATCGCCCACTCGACCGCGAGCGCGCCCGTCAGCGCCAGAGCCGCGACCCCGTACAGGACGGAGATCAGGAGGTGCGCGCGGGCGGCCGCCCGCTCGGTCGTCTCCCCGCAGGACCCGAGCCTCACGGCCGGCCCCGCAGCGCCCGCCCGAGCCACCGCATGGCGGCGCGCTCGTCCTCGGCCGGCTCCTCCTCGAGCGGCGGCTCAGGTGGCCCCGGGGCGGGCGGCGCCTGGGGCGCGAGGTCCCGCACGACCTGGGACCCGAGCGGCAGGACGTGGACCGCGCCGCGCCCGCCCTCCATCTCGGGCGAGTCCCCGAGCGCGCGCCACTCGTCCGCGCTCCAGGCCCAGGGTGCCGCCTGCCGGGTCTGGAGGTTGAACTCGTCGTCCTCCTCGATCGGGCTCACGTAGTCGACCAGCAGGCGGTCATCGTACTCGGGCGCCAGCCGCTCCTGTAGGAGCGCGCGGAACATCTCGAGGTGCGGCACCAGCACCCAGCGGGCGAACAGGTAGCTCGAGACCTTGGCGGTCGCGCGGCTGCTGCCCGGCTCGATGATCCCCATCACCTCGGGCGGGATGCCGAACGTCTGCCGGACGGTGTCGCGCTGGAATTCCCGGAGCTGCACCATCTGGAGCGACCGCATGTCGCTGGCCTGGAACTCGTAGATCCCCAGCTTCCGGGTCGCGAACCTAGCCCGGAACGCGCGCCAGAACCCCTGGTGCTGGTCCTGCCAGTCCTGCTCGATGCGCCGCCGCTCGACGTCCGTCCAGCTCTTCCCCTCCTCGCCCGGGTAGACGATGAAGTCAGGGCGCGCCTGGTTCAGGAACGTCTGGCGGGTGTGCCTAGCCGCGTACTCGTCCGTCTCGAGCTCGTCCGCCAGGGCGCGCGCCAAGCCCGTCCCCCGGCCATACGGGTTCGCCGGGTTGTGGCGCGGGAGCCACAGGATCTCGGTCTCCGGGATCAGGCCGTGCCAGCCCCGGAACCCGACCCGGTAGGCGGGGCGCGAGGGCGTCGGGGTCTCGAGCACCCAGTGCGGGGGGAGCGGCCACACGCTGGAGGGCGCCCCCACGGCGTTCCGCCCCTTGAGCCAGAAGGCCTCGCCCTCCAGCACCCAGTGGAGGCTCGAGACGTACCGGACCGCGAGGCCGGTCATCAGGGGGTTCCCGCCCCCCAGGGCCTCGCGCATCGGGTGGTCCTCGGGGGCGTCCACGACCTCGGCGCCGGCCGGGAGGCCGCGCAGCAGCTCGCGGCGCCGCGCCTGCCCGTAGGCGCGCTGCGCGGCCTTCAGGCGGTACGCCCGGCCCTCGGGGCCGGCGCTGCGCGGATAGCTGAGGGTCCACTCGACGGCCGCGAACGAGGACGCCACCTTGTCGGCCAGAGCGTGAAGCCATGGCATGTCGGCGAACGCCCCGACGCGCTCACGCGCCCCCGGGGTGGGGGGGTCGCCCGTCGCGCTGGGCCAGAGACCGCCCAGCAGGCCGTAGGCCTCGCGCCCGCTCTGGTCGCTGAAGATCCCCACAGCAGCCTTCGCGGCCGCCCGCACGCGCGCCCGGAGATTCGCCACGGCTGCATTATACCCCGGGGCGACGGCCGACCGCGCGCGCTGGCGCTAGGGCGCCGCCAGGGCGGGCCCTTTCTGGAGCGCGGCCTGGAAGCAGTAGGAGGCGCAGTAGTGGCCCAGCGGCACCGACGATTTCATCGGGTTGCCCTGCTCGTCCCGGCCTCCCGAGAGGGCGACCTGCCCGGCGACCTCCATCCACCCGCGCTCCGCCCACATGTCCTCGGTCGTCCGGCCACACCCGTCGCACTTCGTGATCTCCACCTTGCTCATTCTTGGGCCTCCTTATTGCCCGACCGGCGGATGCGGGTACACGAACCCCGGCACTACCGCGTGGGCCGCCGCGGCCAGGAGGGCGGACCAGCACTCGCGGCACAGGTCGTGCCCCTTCATGGCCTTGGCGCGGCGCCTCGCGGTCGAGCCCCGGCGGGTCCCGCGACCCGGCGGCACCGTGCTGGGGCACCCGCACCCGTTCGCGCACATCTGTCGCATGTCGCCCTCCCCCTCGCGCGGGGCCGGGGCAGAATCACCCGTGGCGGCCCCTTCTGACAGGTGATATCCGACCGGCGCGGGATGACTCACCCGCCCCGGAGCCTCGAGGCCCCGGGCGTTGCGCCACCGGGCCACCACGCCCCGTCCCGGCGCGCCGCCCGCTCGACTTCGCTCTCCGGCAGGGGCTCGGCGGCGAACGGCGACTCCCCGGTCTCGGGGTCCGGGGCCAGAACCTCAAGGACGCGCCAGCACTCGGCCCCAGTCTCGGGGTCCCGGACCGGCGAGCCGTCCGGCTCCAGGAGGCGGAACACGTCCCCGGCCCGGAGCTCCCGGCGGTCGGCCGGCGCCCAGCGCCCGCCGCGCAGGGCCTCGAGGCGCCGGCCGCTACCTTGAATTTCAGCGGGGTCAGCCACGCGGGGTCTTCCTCAGTCGCGCCTCGGCTGCACTCGCACACGGGCGGTACGTGCCGGCTGGCCCGACGCGCTCGTGGCGGCTCCGAAACAACACCGTCACGAGGCGCCAGGGCGCACCGCAGTCAGGACAGCGGTAGCGCCGACCGCGCACCAGAACGAGGTCGAGTCGGAAGGCGGGGCCCAGGCGGCACTCGGCGCAGAGGCGCACTCGTAGGGCGCGCTCAGCCACGCGGGGCCTTCCTCCGGAGCCGGATCGGCGGGCCACTCGGCCGCTCTGGGTGCAACCTCCGCAAGCGCTCCCAGTCGGCCGACCAGAACGCGACGTGCTCCTTAAGGAATTGACGCATCTGGACGGCCGGCGAATAATCGCGCTCCACACGGGCGTCCCGCACCTCGAATTGGGGGCGCCACGCGGACCAGCGGCGACCGCCGAGGACGAAGCGGCGCTCCAGGACCCAGACGGCGCGCGAGCGAATCACGGGAACCTCACTCGGTCACCGCGGCACCGTTACGACCACCTGGATCGCCTCACCTTGCTGCGTGATGATCTCGACGTGAATGCTGCGCCGCCCATGCTTCGGTCCCTCCCGATAGGTCCATGCCGAGACACTCTGGGGCTGACCGTAAGCGATCCGGACACGTTTCAGCAAGCGCTGGGCATCCTTACGTCTTGTGTTGGTGATGATGCGAGGATCAGTCATTGGCCAGCCAGCCGGGCGAGCATCACCGCGCGGATGACGCGAGCCCTCCGACGGAAGCTCTCCGTCCATGCGTCATTGGGATTGACCGTCTTCGGCCACACGTCCGGATCGCACCCAGACGCCAGCCGAGCCAACTCCTCCTCATCCGGCACCCGCGCGCGGGCGTAGGCGCGGACGGCGGCGGCGAGGGCGGGCGCACAACGCCATTCGGCGCCGAGGCGCGCCTGAATCATCTCCGCCAGTGAGTCGCCCATCACCCCTCCTCCCCGCCCAGCCGGGCGAGCAGCGCCAACGCCTGGGGGACTGGCTGCTCATGATGCAGATACTGCCCGACGGACTCTGCCGTGACCCGCGCGGCGGCGAGCACGTCGTCCGGGGAGATGTCGCCCGCCGCCGCGAGCAGCACGTCGCCAAGCTCGCGCTCCAGCGACTCGCGGTTGTCGACGCGGCGGTTCGGATGAAACGAGGCGTAGCCGTGACGCAGGACCTTACCGACCGCCTGCGCGGCCTCGCCCAGCTCCTCGACGAGCAGGGCCAGGCGCTCGACCTGCTCGGGCCTGAGGTCGCTCATACTCCCTCCTCCCTGCCCAGCCGCCTGAGCATCTCTGCCCGGCAAGTGTTCCAGCCGTGGCATTCCTCGGCAGACGATTCGCGCGTGGGTGCCCGCTCTTTCGGCACCAGCTCGCTGGCGAACGCGAGGGCGACGCGGGCGAGGTCTTCTGCGCCCACCCAGAGGAGGATGATCGGCATCCCGTCGCTGGTCCGGGTCGCCTTGAGCAGCTTCGCCAACGTCTTCACCATGGGGGTCACGGTCGGCACCGTGCGCAGAGCGTGGTCGTGCCGCGCACGTAGAACACGCCGGAGATTGCCGTTTTGCACGACACGCAGATGACGGGTGGGGCGGTGTTGCTGATTGTCGTCATCGGGGTGTACTCATCTCGCTTGCTCATCGCGGCAACGGGCAGATCAAAGCATCGAGTAGACGAAACAATCGGACGGCCTGCCAGTGTGCTGGCTCGTCCAGGGGGATGCTGTCGATGTAGTCGAGGCACGCTTGCCCCCAGGCGTCGTAGTCGAGCGTGCCGTCTGCCTTCCGCATGTGCTCGACCTTTGCCTCAGCGTCAGTCACGATGCGCCTCAAATCACTCATGGCGTCCTCCACACGTGGGCAGCCAGATAGAAGGCCGCAGTGTCAAGAACGTACCGCTCTGGAACGAGATCAGGCACCGACACGCCCCGGAGCACCTCGACAGTCCGCACTATCTCTAGCGCGTCCTGCTCGCTGGCGCAGATCGCTAACGTGTAGACACCCTCGCCTTCAACGCTCTCTTTGATGACCCATGTTTCCCGTGCTTGCTGTACCTCCTCCTCCAGCTCCCGCACGCGCGCCTCGGCGTCGGCGAGCCGCCGGCGGAGGTCCGTGACGACCGCCGCGGCGACAAGTTGCTTCGCGGCCTCCACGAACTCGGCCTCGGTCATGGCGTCTCCTCAACGGGTACGCACTCCCACAGGTCATAGGAGTACGCCTTCTCTTTTGACACAACGTAACCATCTCGAATTGCGTGGACTGTCAATAGGTGTAAGCCGGTGTTCCGCTTGGCGACATATAGATCGCCGACCGCAAGTTCCTTCTGCACACGACGTAGGCCGAGGTCAGCAAGTTCTTTGTCGGAGATCATGGTGTCCTCCGCGCGAGGGCGTCGCGCACGCGCTCCCGCACAATGACTTGCTCCACGCACACGGGGCACGTCCGCCCGGCGTTTCCTTGAGCGTCCCAATGCGAGTGGTCTGCGAGGCGCCCGCGCTGCCGCACATCTTCTAACGCCTCCTCCAGCTCCCGCACGCGCGCCCGCCACTTGTCCATCTCTCGCTCCCAGCCCGCCGCTTGAGCGACCGTCTCGCGTCGCAGCTTGCCGACTTCTGCCTGCGCGCCGATGAGTTGCTGCCGGAGCCCCTGTACCTCCGCGTAAACCGTGTTTGCGCCGTCGCACACGCACGGAAGTCCAGAGACATGCGGCACTCCACCACACGTTCCGCACGGCGGGACTCTGTTCGCTAGGGTCATGGCGTCCTCCGCGCGAGGGCGGCGTTCGCGAAATCGAATGCCGATTTGGTGACAACAATCCATTCATCGGGATTCTCAAACTCAGCTACGGGTCGCATGCGTGTGTTTTTGCTGAGAAGGCCGTGTAGCGCCTCCTCCACCTCCCGCACGCGCCGCGCCGCTTCAGCCGCAATCGACGCCGCGACATGTTCCCCCACACAGACGCCATCGGCCTCGGTCGCGCCGGGGAAGTTCTTCTGATCGTCCTTGTACCACGGGTAGCCGAGAACCTTGCCCAGCGTCTGGCAGATATCGTCTTCGTCCTTGGCTATCGCCTCTCTCAGTGTTTGTATGCGCGCCTCGGCGTCGGCGAGGCGCCGACGAACGTCATCACGCTCACTGACAGCCTGCTGCATAAGCATTTTGTATTCGGCGGCCGCGCCCATCGCCTCCACGAACTCAGCGTCGGTCATGGCGTCTCCTCCTGCGCGCGGATCGCGGCGGCGATACGCACAGATTGACAGAGGTCGTCATCCCAAAAGTGACAGTGCTCCTCTACGAATATCGCATCCGCCTCCCGCTGCGCCCGGCGCGCCTCGGCGACGAGGACGGTGAACATCGGTAGAAGGATCGTGTCCTGTATCCAGACCGCATACGCCTCGCACGCCGCGCGTTCGCTCAGCCGGATCACTGTGGAGCGCTGCGCGCCGTTGACCAGGACGACGCGCCACCACTTCCCGTCGGGCTCGATTGCGACGATCTCTCGCGCCCGCGCCCGCAGCCCCTCCGGGGTCAGGTCACTCACCGCGCCCTCCGTTCAGGGCTTCTCCTGCTCGATCGAGGAGCACGAACCCCTCCGCGGGGCCCAGCGTGCGGCGGAGGTCGCCCGGCACCGCGCCGGCCGCGACCGAGGCGTCGCCCCGCCACTCGAACCCGCACGGCCGCCAGCCAGCCGCCAGGAAGGCGCGCAGGGACCGCGCGCTCTCCCGCCGGACCTCCGCGAGCCAGGCGCGGCGCGGGACCCGCAAGGTCGCGGCCTCGATCACCCGCCGCGCAAGGCCGCGGCCCCGGGCCTCGGGCGCGAGCGCGAGCGAGAGCTCCGAGACCCCGGACTCGCGGTCGTCGACGCGCACGTACCCGACCGGCACCCACCGGGCCCACCACCCGGTGTCCGGGGCCTCGAGCTCCTCGGCCACGTACAGGGCGCGGCGCGGGTCCGCCAGGGCGCCCGCCAGCCACAGGGCGTGGAGGTCCGGGTCCGGGGCGGCGCGGGTCCGGCTCGCCCGGACGGTCTCGGGGTCGCTCCGGACCCGGAGCAGGAACTCAGCATCCCGCTCCTCGGCGGGCCGGAGCCGCAGGCCGCTCACCTCGCCCGCCAGTCGAGATCGTACGCCCCGCACCTGCACGCGGGGGCCGCACGGTCCGTCACGCAGTACCATACCCCTCCCGCGGAGAGGACGGGGTGCGTGAAGCTGCGGCCCTCGACCACGAAGCTCCGCCGCGCGCCAGAGCCCTCGGGCCGGTGCCCGAGCCGCGCGCGTACGCCACGCCAGCACTCCTCGACCTGGGCGGCGGGCATCAGGCACCCCGCCAGGGCGCGGAACCCCTCCCGGTCGCCGGCGCGCGCAAGGCCCACCAGCTCGGCCGAGGCGTTGTCGCCCTGCGGGTACGCGGCCCCCACCGCGCTCATCCCGCGCGCCGAAGCCGGGCCGCGCCGGACCGCGCGATAAGCGCCAAAGAGCACACTAGGGCAATCAGGTACAGGAAAAAGGCTATACCCCGGGCAAGAAAACCCCACTCGTACCCAGCCCAACTCCACGCGCCAGCGAATCCCGCGAACGCGGCCCACATCGCGATGATTTTTCCCCAGACTCCCATGAGTATTCTGTCCTCCGCCTGCCCTTTACGGCAGCACCTGCGTCAGGCGCAAGTACCCCAGCGCAATGTCCTCCGCGTACCGGTCCCCCGGCCTGTGCTCGGTCGCCTTGCCGGGCGGTCGGTTGTAGGCCCGCAGCGCCACCGGCAGGTGCGCGTAGCGCTCCATCTGGGCCCGCAGGTACGCGACCCCGACCCGAAGGTTGTAGTGCGCGCTCCCGAGGTCGCCGAGTGAGTCGTAGCGGCCGGACTTCCCGCGGACGGGCGGCGCGAACGGGACCCGCAGGATCCTCTCCGCCACCAGCGCGGCAGTCGCGGGCAACACCTGCATGAGCCCCACCTCCCCGGCCGCCCCCACGGCGTCGGGCCGGAACCCGCTCTCCTTCTCGATCAGCGCCAGCACGAGCCGGTAGTCGAGGCCGGCCCGCGCCGACTCCCGGAACAGCGTCTCCGGCCACCCGGCCCAGTCCAGGATGCGGGCCCCGGGGTTCCGCTCGGTCACGACCTCCATGACGCGCGCCGAAGCGGCGGCCCGGAGGTCGGCGTCGGCGTTCCGCTGCTCGAGGCCTGCCTGGTACCCCAGGAACCCCCCGGCGCCAAACAGCGCCGCGACGCTGAGCCCTACGGCTATCGCCACCCATATCCTACTTTTCATCCTTCACCCCTTCACGCACACGAACTGCTTCAGGACGTGCACGGGCTCCACGAGGTCGGCCTGCGCAGCCATGACCGCGTCGATGTCCTTGTAGGCGGCCGGCGACTCGTCCAACACGCCGACATCCTTACGGCACTCGACCCCCGCAGTCGCGCCCGCGTGCTGCTCGAGCGAGATCTCGCGCTTCGCCCGGCCGCGGGACATCCGGCGCCCGGCCCCGTGCGAGCACGTCTCGAATGACTCCGGGTTCCCCAAGCCGCGCACCACGTAGCTCCGGGCCCCCATGCTGCCGGGGATGAGCCCGTACTCGCCGAGCCGCGCGCTCACCGCCCCCTTCCGGGTCACCCACACACCCTCGCCGAAGTGCCGCTCCCGCCGCACGTAGTTATGATGGCAGTTCGCGACGACCTCCGAGAAGAGCGGCAGCCCCACCTGAGCCTCAAGCACCCGGAGCACGCGCGCGAGCATCAGCTCCCGGTTGACGCGGGCGAAGTCCTGCGCCCACCCGACGGCCTCCACGTAGTCGTCGAAGACCTCCTCGCCCTCGCTCAGCCACGCGAGGTCTGGGTCCCCGAGCGCGACCCGCTCCGGGGCCCGGAGCCACGCCTCCTTGGCCCTGGCGATGAAGTACGTCCCGACCCGGTTGCCGGGCCCGCGGCTCCCGGAGTGCAGCAGGACCCACACGCGCGTGTCGCTCTCGCTCGTGCACAGCTCGATGAAGTGGTTCCCGGTCCCGAGCGTCCCGAGTTGAGCGCACGAGGTCCCGTCAAGCTTCCGGTGCTTCCGGAGGACCGCCTCCCAGCGCGGGAGCAGGCATGTTGCCCACACGTCGAAGACGTCGTCCGGCACCCCGTCGAACCTGCGCTCGAACCACGACCCACACACGCCGGGGCCCCCGATCGGGACGGCGTCCTCGATCAGCGACCTCGCTCGCTTGACATCCAGGGCGTTCGCGTCCAGCGACGTGCGGGCAGCGATCATCCCACATCCCAGGTCCACCCCGACGGCCGCCGGGATGATAGCGCCGCGCGTCGGCACGACCGACCCCACCGTGCAGCCGATCCCCCAGTGGACATCCGGCATCACCGCGACGTGGGGTCCGACAACCGGGAGCGCCGCAACGTTGCGGAGCTGCTGCATCGCCTGCTGCTCGACCTCCAGGCCGTCCGTCCACAACTTGATCGGCACCCGGCCACGCTCCACCACGACGTTCACGATCCGCCTCCGCCCCACAGCACCCGCGCGGCGCGCCGGACAGCCGTCGCCAGCCGGTACCCGCGCCGGCGCGTCGGGCGCGGGGCATGATCGCCGCCCAGGCAGCACAGGCA